TGTCAGAAAGACCGAATAGCTCATCCAACTTTTTTGGTAGATTGTCCTCCATCTCGTCAGCAGACATTCCACCATATTCATAATGGTCATCATAACCTTCGTTGTATTCACCAGCAAAGGCCAGACCATCTTCGTTGTAGTGTGCATCGATATTGTAACCATATTCTTCAATGTGCATGTAGAGAGAAATTGGTGGGCTCCAGGCGGTGTCCATTGAAATATAGATGCTGTTATCATCGATACGATTGAAGTTCATGATATTTGGTTCCCATTTGGTACCCCAGTTTTCAACACACCACCAATACCAACCATCACCTTCAATTAAGTTTTCTGGCATTGGACGTAGAAGATTAAAGAGCTTTGGTTCTTTTTTCTCCAATTCGGTTTGAATCACATCAATCTTTTCTTTTTCTTCATGGCTGATTGTCACCATGTTTGAGCACCAATTAGGCATAATATATCTCCATTAAGTTATTCGGATAAATCCGAGAATAGTCGTTTTCTTGCATCTTCACCAATCGTATGATCCATGATTTCTCTGGCTCTCTGTAACATAGCACACGATAACATCAATAAATCTTTTGGATTGTCTGTCAACATGATAGAGTCATCAATTAACACCATCATCTCAGACATTCTCTTTTGTACTGGAGTCATCATTGTGATACCTTTTAAAAATTCTTACATAATAGGCAAAACGAACCGGTTCATGTATAGGATGAGGTAAGTGCTCTCCGTATACATCCATCATTTTTTGATACAGTTCTAATGCTTCTTCGTTTGTCAAGTTGTAGTCTTCCATAATTAACTATATACTATTAGTAGTAACACTTATATCGTTTCTACTTATTTAATCAACAATTCTCACAAGGAGTTTCTCATGTTATCCGCAATCGGCCAATTCTTCCAATCAATTATTCAAGCCCGTAAATCTATGTATCAATCTGAATTGGAGTTTTTTCTCCGTTCACATAATCCAAAGTCTACTGCTGAAGTCGAATCACTAATCAATTCATACAACAGAAAACGTGCATATGGTACTTACTGATACAATCATCACGACTATAGCAATAGCTGTAATGGTGATTTTAGATTTTGCTCTTGTCAAAGCTTTATGTTAGACCATTGTCTAAGCTTATCACGTTTGTTTTTCCTTGCTTGATTGATATTGGAATCAGAAATAATAGTTTTCTCAACCAGTATATCAATCATGCAAAGAAGGTCACCAATTTCTTCCTCTAAGTGCTCTCTGTTGGTCCTATCCTGATTGTATTTAATCTGGTCAGGACCAAATCTAAAAATCTTTGAAATCGCCTGTGTCACTTCAGCACATTCTTCCTGAGCAATACACAGGATTTCTTTTGTCTCATCATTCATAATCATTCACTCAATAATTCTGGTTTAGCACCACCCCATGCAAATTGTTCTGCAACATGTTGAGCTTCATCTTCAGAATTAAATGTTGCTGACATAACTAATCTGAATTCTTTTTTACTATTATTAGTATCATACATTTCAACAATATAGTTTGTACCGGATCTTTTAACTTCCGATTTTCTATCTTGTGTTGTCAATGTAATGTGGTGTACTGCATCACTCATATCTTCTCCTATTTAAGAAATTAAACCGATAAATCTATTCAATACTACTCTGTTGGTCACACGACCATTGGTATACTTAGTAAACGCATTTACTAGACCTTTTGTTGTGGCATTCTCTCTAACTGTGAATTCAGGTTCATCATCATCTCGCAGTTCGGATTTTAACAAATAGTATTCATCGTAACCAGAATTCTTTACGATACAGAATTTGTTTTTCTTGAATTCTTCTTTCTTTATAAACATGTCAACGCCGCCAGAAAAGAACTTTCCTGCACTATGAAATTCTCTAGAGAAAAGAATATAAAATCCAATTACATGTGAACCAGTTTTACTTCTCAACATTTTAATGAGAGACTTGGTCATGTCAGTACTACCCCATTTGGTCGCATCACACATTTCTTGTGTCTTTGTTTCTGGATCACGCAAAATGATAGTGCCTCTGTAATCAAAAGAATTTTCTACAATTTCACCAGAAACGTTTTCATAGAAGTTTCTCAATGGATGGCCATCACCATCAGTTAGGAAAATTGTGTTGACAATTTGAAGTTTGTTTTTCTTTTGAAATTCAGGAACAATTTCTAATGCAGCAATTACAGTTTCATTCAGAGGAGTTCCAGAAAGACAAAAGAAATCTAAACATCTACGACCTTCTCTACTGCCTACAGTTGTTAATACAGAAGCAGAATAGGTAAATTCGGATGCTGTCATTCTACTTGATAGAATATTCATCAATCTAAATCTACCCAATCTAAGGTCGCCAGCTTTCTTTTCTGGTTGATACAACTCCAAATAGTCGTTGTTTGTGAAAGCATATACTTCATAAGGAATATTAACTTTCTTGCAAAACATAACCAATGAGAGTAATTGTTTTACTGTATTTGAAAGGTGATTGGACATTGAACCTGACCAGTCTAAGAACATGACCAGACCGTGTGACTTGCCACCAGGAACAACGGAGATTTTCTTGAATATATCTTCACTAAATTTATAAGAATAAATCTTAGACATATTCAATTCACCAGTCTTTGCAACCGTGGCTCGTTTAAGCTGTTCAGCATTCTTACGCATTTCAAATTCTTTGACAAGGTAAGATACAACCTTTGATATATCTTTTTTCATCTTTAAGAATTGAGCATAATCTGGTTCATAGTAGGAAGGATTAATAGAATCGGCAGTTTCTTTCCTATACCTTCTAACAAAGTCTTTGCAATCTAAAATTGCCTGTTTAGTATCAACTTTTGGAATGTTGACATAGGTGTAATTTGTATTGCCACCTTTAAACAATTTTTCTTCATTGCGTTTATAGGCTTCGTCTGTGAAAGAACGGAATTGTTGGCCAGAGCTTTTGTTTCCGGAAGCATTTGTTGAATCGCCGCCACCAGAACCAGAATCTTCTTCAGTACCAGAATCACCTGGTTTATCGTTTTGTTCTTCTACATCAGAAGATTCTTCTTCATCATATTGTGGATCTTCCGATTCATCACTATATTCATAATCATCACTATCATTTTCACCTTCATCGGCACCCAACATCTTTTTGAGTTCTTCTTGTTTATCTTGTAATTCTTTACAATAGTCATAAACACGCAAAGACACTTGAATCACTTCATCAAAAGTTTCGGTGGATTCAATTTCTTTAACTAATTGTTTTTCTATATCATTGAATTTGATGTTAAGGCCAGCACCACCTTTACAATGCATGTTGGTGCGGTCAATAAAATTCAATTCGTTTAGGTCAACATCTTTGGTGCCAAAGAAGTCACGGTCAACCAACTCAGAATAAGCTTGTACAAAAGATTTTCTAAGACCTGGATATTTGTTTTTGATTTTACGTTCAATACGTGAGTCTTCAACCAAATTGAGAATTGGAGTTGGAATTTCTAAGGCCATTGCCTTTCTAATACCTTCTTCAGTTGTCCATAAAGCATGACCTACTTCATGGCCTGTAAATAAATCATATAAACTAGGTGATAATGATTGGTCTAGAATTGGAATTGTCAATACACGATTCTTAACATCGAATGAAGCTGTTCTAACATTCTTTTCTTCAACTGTTAAATTCTCTGTAGCCATCAATTTAGCTAACAAAGACTTGGAAACTGATAAAGACTCACTTGCAATCATATAAACTCCTGTGTTGATAACGTTTATTATAACACATATTCATTCGGTTAAAAAATCCTGTGTTGTTACTTAGCAACAGGCGTGATAATTAACACATTTCCTGAGCCGGTATCTTCTACACTCACGTTCACTACTGTTCCTTCAGTCCATCCTGTCTGTTCCAGCAATTCCTCGGGAAATTTTAACATGATGTGCTGAGGATCCTCAGGAATTTCCTGAAAAATTTCAGTATAGTCATAAAATTTCTTGTTACTCATAACTTTCCTTTAATTTTTTGTACCATTCTTGGTCATTTTCATGTCCGGTTTGAGCAGCCCATCTCCGGACTGCTAATTCAACTTCGGAAAAATCTAAATTTTCAGTTTTTTCGGTTTCCGAATCAAAAGTTTCCGTCATTTGAGCGCTCCTCGTTAAAAAAATGCGTCAAATTTGCTTTGTGTTTAGATTTTCGACTAAAATCAGCGACACTTTTGTGCTTTTGTATAGGTTTGATTGGTGTACGACACACCGGTTTTTGTAATTTTATGACAAAACTAATTTTTTTATCCATTTTAACGCCTCATTTTTGAAATTTCGACTGCTGCTTCACTATTAAAAACAGGAACAGCGTTAGATTTGTGTAAAGTTGCAATTCCGAGCATTTTGTCGCCAGTATAAATCTTAGCCGGCGCCTTGGTTGCTACACCTAGACCACTATTTAATGAAGGAATGTGTTTTGTCTCACGACCAGCAGGCGCCTTTAGAGAATAAACTAAAGGTTGACTCTTAGGAAATACAACTTTTTTAGTAGGCTCATGACTTTTGAGCCATTTGTCATATTGCTCACGCTCAGCTTTAGGTTTAAGCTTAGGTTTTGACTTGGGTATTCTCACGTAAATCATACAAACTCCTTCGAATAGGTATATTATAACACATTTGAAGGTAGGAATCAAGAGGTGTATGTTTTTTACAACACTCTTTTTTCTTTACGTTTATCGTATATCTCATTTTCAAATGTATCTAATAAACTATCATAAGTATAGTTTTTTATTTTCTTCAATTCAGCATGCTCATTTTTCTTTCTTTTCTCTGCTGAAAACTTATAATCATCATTATAATCCCTATTTTTACGGAATTTACCTACAAACTTCGACACCTTCTCTCCTTACGGTAACAAATTTGGAAATGCTTCTTTAACAAATTTATAATCTAAACCTTTTACACCTAAATCTTTACATAAAATACCAAAAATAACTTCGGCTTCTCTCGGTTCAATAGATTCTAACATCTGTATTAATAATTCGTTTCTTCTTCTAGGCGTTAATGTTTCTGCTGTTGGATTACCTTCCTGAAACATATACAATCTTCTCAATTGACTAGGTAATCCGTCAAATGTAATTCCAGGTAATACATCTGTTGGAATTTTATAGTTATCGGGTATTTCTTTTATCTTAAATTTATAATTTGGATGAAAAGCCAATTCTAAAACTTTTAAAAGTGTAGGTGACAAATTTCTTTCAATAACTGCCATTCTTTCTTTTTTGTTTTTTGCTTCTTCAAACTCATCAAATACTTCATGTATATTTTTCATCAAAATTCCTCGATTACATCAATTAGGTTTTTAAGTCGATTTTGGATAAGATAGTTAAGAATTTTGCCTTTAGGTGCAGGTTTAGTTTCTTCATAACTATTTATAATTTTAGTCTTAATATCACCAGGAATGTTTCTCAGGTCAATCAATACTTGATTACGAGAGAAACCTGTTTTTGCCACATCATCAGTCCACAAATCATATTCTTCGGACATCATTTTCTCTAATTTGCCTTTGGTGATAGGTGTTTGCCTTACACCACGAGCAAAACAATCTGCTGTTGATAACACGTTAGGAATACCATCACCTTTATCACCAGTGATAATCTTCTCTTTCAAGTCTCTTACTGGATCAGTAGAGATAATGAATTTCTTTTGTGCTGGATTGTATTGTTTAATTGAGTATGGATTGTTAAACTCATTGTTGTACATTTGCAACTGAATGAAATCACCATCACTGGAAATAATTAGTACGTTTTCATTCTTGACAGCAATTGGTGCTAAGATACCAATAATGTCATCAGCTTCAGCACCTTCAACATCCAATACTTTGTATGGGAAGTTTTCTCTAAGCTCAACTTTGAATTTGGCTAACATATCAAAGATTAAGTGCCAATCTAAATCGGATTTCTCACGGGTTTTTTTACGTCCGGCTTTGTAGAAAGGAAAGAAATCCTTACGCCAGTATTTACGATTGTCAGAACATAACACCACTTCACCATATTCACCACGGAAGTTTTTTAGGTGCGTCCTAATGATGTTTAGAATCATGTGGCGAACTAAGTCTTCTTCTAACTTTGCGCCTTTTTGGTTTGAGATTTGAGCCATTAAACCAGACAATAAGACTTGGTTCAAGTCAACGAGAATCATAATAAACTTTCAGTAGTTTCAAAATTGCATTATATCATGCAGGTGAAAGTTTGTCAATAAAGTCGTCCAGGAATATTTTAGATTTTGTGGTTTTTCTGGCTACAACGCCAAAAAAGTTAAGTGGTATCAATGTTGAAACATATTCTTTAGGATCCGAAAAGATGGCATCAAATGTGTCAATATCTTCGGCTAATCCTTCTTCGTCAATTTTAAATAGTACCACGTGCCATTCGGATCCAATATCACTTCCTCCCACAGGTTCACCAGGATCGGCAAATTTCTTTAGGTGTACTTCTACATTAGATTCTAGTTCTTCATGTGGTAAAAAGAACATGATATCATAATCATTTGACATATCTTTAAAAAATTCAAACATTTAAATCCTTAATATGTGATTTTCTCACTCTAACCATAATCCATGTATTGTAGTAATCTTCATTCTCCAATACTCCATTCACAAACTGTTCTTTCGCTTCAAGATAACCACACAAACCTTTTGTTTTACAAAGGTGTATAATTTCTCGTGTAAAAGTATCTTTGCCATTAGTCATAACATCTTTTTTTAATTCTTCATTAGAACCAAAATATGTTAACCAATCACTTGATACTTTAAATTTCTTTTTCTTACCTTTTACTTGTTTTGTTCTAGATGAATAAAAGAATTTTTTACCAATGTACTTTTTTCCATTGGTAAGATTTTTTATACAATAAACAAATCCATAATTGTCACCAATCATGTCTTCAGTAAAAGATTCACCTTCATATGTCCAATCACTTATTCCCATTCATCCTCATCCTCAGAATCATCATCTTCTATATAGTCTTCTGATAATTCTTGGATGGGTTCACCGCAAAAGGGGCATCTTTCTGGCAAATCTTGTGATACTAATTCTTCCATATACGATACCTCATAAGTTGATTCACAGCTTTCACATTCTCCGGTTACTATTCTATTCATTTTTGTTTCCTATGTGTTAAGCCCAAACATCACTCCAATTGCCTGATAATGCTCCTTTTGCATAATCTGTAGCACGGTTCTCAAAGAAATTTGTGTGTGTCGGTGCGTTAATCATTTCCTCTACCCAAGGCAAAGGATTCCTTTTTACTCTAAACACACCTTTGAGTCCTAAAGAAATCAAACGTCTGTCAGCAATATAACGAATATACTTTTTAACATCTTCCGGTGTTAAATCTTCCATTGGTCCCATTTGAAATGCTAAGTCAATAAACTTATCTTCAAGTTCAACCATCTTCTCTGCAATCGTATATATGCGACTCTTTAATTCATCAGTCCATATCTCACGATTTTCTTCAATATATGTCCTAAACAATTTAATCATATTCTCAGCATGTTGTGTCTCATCAACAATAGACCAAGTAACGATTTGACCCATGCCTTTCATTTTACCATGTCTTGGGAAATTCAACAACATAATGAATGATGAGAACAACTGCATACCTTCAGTAAAAGCAGAGAATACTGCAATGTGTGTTGCTGTGTTTTCTCTTGTTGTATTTTGTCTAGAAATATCAAGTACATAATCATGTTTCTCAACCATCTCTTTATATTCCATGAAATCATTATAAGTGGTTTCTGGCAAACCAAGTGTTTCAATCAAATGTGAATAAGCAGCAATGTGTAATGCTTCACGAGCAGCAAAGCCCATGAGCATCATTCTTATCTCAGGTTGAGGGAAATAGGGTAAATAATTTCTAACGTACCCACCGGCAACATCAATGTCTCCTTGAGTAAAGAATCTAAAGATGTGTGTGAGGAACTTCTTTTCTTCTTCAGTAAGTTTCTTTTTCCAATCTTTAACATCCTCATGCATAGGAACCTCTGTGTGCATCCAATGAGACTGCTCGTGCTTAAGCCATGCATCGTATGCCCAAGCATAGTTGAACGGCTTGAAATATGCTCTTTCATCTGTAATCCTCGTATCTGTTTTTTTAATCATGCTTCTGCCCACTCTTTTAAAAGTTTTGGTGTTTTGACTCCAACATTACGTTTCACTTCAATATTCTCGTCTAACATGACTAAAGTAGGAACAGACCTAATGCCATACTGATTAGCAATATCTTCATGTTTGTCGATATCAATAACTTCGATAGGCATATTTAAATCTGCTCTTTCCAAATTTGCTTCTAACACTTTACATGGCTGACACCATGACGCTGTAAATCTCAATAGTCTTTTCATTTTAACCCTCACATGCGATACAGTCATTGCCTTGGGCAATTTCGGCCATATCTAGTTCTTTAATAACTTGTCTTTCAATTTTCTTTGAAACCTTATCAGCTTTACCAATCTTCTCAGAACGGCAATAATATAAGGTCTTTAATCCTTTTTTCCATGCCATGAAATGAATGGCATGTAGATATTTAATATTAGCATCAGGTCTAAAAAATAGATTCAATGACTGTGCTTGGTCTATATAGTTTTGTCTATCTGCAGCCAAGTCAATCACCCAACGTTGGTCAATCTCCATTGATGTTTTAAATACATCTTTATCGTGTTCTGACATCCAATCTAAATGTTGAACAGAACCATCGTTTGCAATAATGGAAGACCAAACATCGTCATACCAACCTTGTGGTTTTTCATTTGATGCTGCAATAATCAATTCATCCAACCAACGATTCTTATTTAAGTAAGAGCCTGATAGAGTATCTTGACGGTAAGCATTTGCCCTATAAGGTTCAATGCTAGGGCTAGTATTACCCATGATAATGGAAGAACTTGCATTAGGAGCAATGGCCATAACATGAGAAAAGCGGTTCCCAGTACCCATTGCATCAGGAGCTTCCCCACGCTCGGCTCCGAGTTGTTTGTTTGCATCATCTAAACCTTCTTTAATATGTTTAAATATTTTATTGTTGGCAACTTTTGCCATTACTCCTTCAAAGGCCACTTTATTTCGTTGGAGATAAGCATGAAATCCAAGTGCACCAATACCAATACTGCGCTCACGACTGGCGCTATATCTTGCTCTAGATATGCTATCAGGAGCATTGTCAATGAAATACTGGAGAACGTTGTCCAACATCTCAGCGACGTCCCTAAGAAAAAGTTTGTTATCTTTCCAATCATCATAAGTCTCCAAGTTCAAAGAAGATAAACAACATACAGCTGTGCGTTCTTCATTAGTAGGTAAAATAATTTCAGAACAAAGATTTGATTGATTAATCTTCAAACCTAAGTCTTTCAAGTGTTGTGGCATTGCTCTATTGCTTGTATCAATAAAGTGAATGTATGGTTCACCAGTATGCATACGAAGCTCAAGAATCATTTGCCACAACATCTTAGCCGATACTGTTTCTCTCACTTCATTTGAATGTGGATCAATCAATTGCCAAGAATCATCTGCTTCTGGATCCAACATACACTTTTCAATGATACTCATAAAGTCATCGGTGATATTAATACCATGATGTAAGTTTAGGCATCGGACGTTGGGGTCTCCTGTTGGTTTTCGCATCTCAAGGAAAGGAATAATATCGGGATGGCTAATATCGAGATAAGCGGCATAAGAACCACGGCGAGTACGACCTTGACGATAAGCCAAAGAAGAAGCATCATATATTTTAAGGTGAGGCATAATGCCAGTAGACTTATCGTCAGCAGAGCGAATGCCAAACCCAATACCGACACCACCCCCGAGCATAGAAAGCCAATTTGTTTCTGATAGGTTATCAACTAGACCCTCCGCAGTATCTTCAATATAGTTAAGAAAGCAAGATATGGGTAGACCACGCTTGCTGCGACCAAAGCTAAGAATAGGTGTAGAATAGCTAAGCCAATGACGAGAAGAATAATCATACAACCTTTGGGAATGTGCAAGATTTGTACCAAAAGCTTTTGATACGAAAGCGAATCTATGTTGTGGGCTTGTTTCATCTTCTTTCATGTACGATTCTTGTAATCGTTTTATTCCTAATTCGTCAAAAAGTTTATCTCTCTCTAAATCTATCTTTATACCTAAGTATTTTTCGGTCATATCTTTGCCTTATAGTTGTTATTGTGTAATAAATTCGGTAATCATAGGAAACACAGGTTCTAAAGCTTTAGCACAGGCAACTGCTACTTCTCTGTGTTCCTTTTGGGTTCCGTTCCCGCTTCGGAGTTGTATATAGTGGATCCATGACCGAAGGGTTCCGTTCATATACATTGTACTCTTTGTCATGCCTTCTGGCAAGATGGCTCTGGCTTGTTCCTTGGCAATACCATGTTGCAAAGCCCATTCATAAGAATCTTTTACTCTCTCAATTATATTTTGTTGCATCAATTCCCATTGATATGCAAGTATTCTATCTTTATCTACATCCAAGTCCAATTCGGTACTATTCTGACGATTTTTGGTATCTTGATATCTTGCTTCTCTATTTTCAAAACCTAATTGAGATGCATCAGCATATCTTTGGCTAAATTCTTGAAATGAGAATGACCTATGTCTTAGAATCTGTCTGGCAATATCTCTTGTAGTGTTAATCTCCAAACACACCGAAACCATCTCAAATGGCGACCAATGCTCATTCTTAATCAGATATCGAATTAATTTATCGTTGGTCTCCGTGTTGTTTTGGTTGGCTGGATTTGATACTCTAGCGCAATAAGCAATCTGTTCTAATAAATTGCTTTTGCTTGGTACATCAACACCCATTACATTAGTAAAAGGTCCTTGTGAATAACTAATTAAATTAACTTCCATATCCGTAACTCCATATTTCTTGTTTATATTCTTCTGACCAAGAATCATAATATTTGGTCTTCTTCAATCTCTCTCTAGCTTCTTCTAATTTCTGTCTAGGTTGTGCGAGTACTAAAGGAAATTCACCGTTACCCGTAGATACACCATTGATAAAACCTGGATTATCAGGATGGTCTTTAAGAAAAATATATTGAGGTAGTTTTTGTTGTAACTTACTTATGATTGACAATAAATCATCATCTGTCAAATTCTTTTCTAAGTTAATGAAACATATCACTTCAAAATCATTTGGTGTTAAATCGATATATTGTGTGATTTGATTCTCTACTTGATAACCAATATAATAGAAAAATACTTTGTGTTCTTCCATTGCTTTCTTTGCAAATGGACATATTGAAAATCCACCTAGTTCATCTCTTGTCTTTGTTAGTCGTGATATCCAATTAACTAAATTTTCTTCCAATTTATAAACTCCATTTTAGCTCTCAGGTTAACAAACGTATTACTTTCAATGATATCTTGAATTTCTTCAGAATCAAAATCATGTAAAACCATTTCATTGATATCTTTATAAGGTATCATATCAGGCCAAATGACAATATTATAATGTTCATCAATGGCTTTTTCCATAATCTTAACAATATCTTTATTTCTAGGTTCATTATCAAAGATTAATGTCACATTTGATTTATCAAATAACTTTGTAATTGATGTTAGATTAGCATCAGCAGTCGCCACAGCATTATCGAGAAACATAGAATCAATAGGACCTTCTGTAACATATATCATCCTTTCTTTATCAACTCTATCGAGTCCAAATACTTTATAATTATCTTTATCAATCTTAATTGTAATATACCGTATTTTAGAATCACCTAGTGCTCGTCCTTGAAATGAAACCAAATTCATATTCTCATCATAGAAAGGTATTACAAGCCTCGGTTCCTGTTCCTGTAATCCATCTTTCTGTACTTCGCAGGACTCAACAAACTTCTTAAAGTCTTCCGCAAAATACAACATTTTGTGGAACTTGTCTGGGATTTTCCTAGACCTAACATAAGCTTTAGCATAGTGTTCTTCCGGAAGCGATTCAATACTAGGAATTGATAATGCTTTTTTGAATACGGGTTTACTCTTGAATTCTTCAAAAGTGGGAACTTTATGGTTCGTTTTGTTGTTGTCGCCATTCTTGTATCTTTCTAGTTGATATTCTTTGAGTAGAGCAGAATCGACCTTATCTAGGAAGTTGTAAAAAGAGATACACGCATGGCAATTGTGACACTTATAGAAGTAGTCATTGCCTTTGCGGAAAATAAATCCTCGTGCTTTTGTTTTGTTTTTCTGTGAGTCGCCACAGAGCGGACATCTGAAGTTGAATAGGTCGTCATCTTTCTTTTTGAACCTATCAAGCTTAGGTGATATTTTGTACAGGAATTCTCTATCAATAAAAACGGACATAATACAATAAACAACTTATTTGATTAACACACCTCTTATTGTATCAAAGTTTACGTGAGAAAGCAACCATGACATTACAAGTATACCACCTGCAACCATCCATTTCCATTGGAGTAATTGATCCAAGGATTCTTTTTCTTTTTTATTGTGTTCGGTGATATCTTGTTTGAGAGATTTTAATTCCTGCATAAGTCTTCTTTCGGATTCTTGTACTTTTTCCAAAACAGTATCTATTCTATCATGGATTTCTTTGATATCAGTTTCGGTTTCCAGTCTTCTATCTTCCATGTCATCATAGACTTTTACAATATGTCTCTCGTGTTGTTCGGATAATTTTTCGATGACAGCATCCATTTTTGAGCAAAGAGACATTATGGTACTAACTTGTTCTTTTAGTACCCCAACATCTATCTTTAATTTTATGCTGTCATCGTCTGCCATTTATTTCTTTTCTGGTAATGGTGTGCCTTCAAGTTTCTTATGAATCTTGACTTGTTTGCAAACTTCTTTTTCTTTACCTTTGGCATCTTTTGTTGTCTCACATACCTTCTTAACTTCTAAAGGTTCAGCATAAGAGGCACTAACACATACAAAAGCCATTACTAACGCAAATATAATTTTTTTCATTTTAGTTCCTTAAATTAATGGTTGTGTTGCAGCAGGAGGACCTAATTTACCACCGTAACCTACGATTGGTGGTCCTGAGTTGATAACTTCTTCAACGACTGTAACACTTGTTGATCCGCCGTTTGATGTACGATTGAAACTTGATCCAGACATTGATCCTGCTGAAGATAATGCAGATGCTGCAAGGCCTGTTGCAAAGCCGGCTGGTGAGTTGAATCCAGTTGGTGAAAATGGTGAGGTACCTGGGGGTGGTCTATTTGCTGCATCTAATGCCTTTGCTTTTAAATCCTTGTCGCCACCAGCCAACATGATACCAGATAAGGTACCAGTCAAGAATGTAGCAATAGGAATAATCATCTCAAAGAACTTTTGGTCGATAGGACTAATAGCATTCAATGGTTGAGTGATAAAGATAATGGAATACAATACAACAAACACGATACCCGTGAGTGTCATTGCAAGGCAAATACCGATGAAGAATTTAAGGCGAGCCATAAGCTGCTCTTCGGTATACATGAAAGGTACATTATTATTTTGGTCCACAGTAGACTCCTGATGAAGTTTTGGGGATTTGAGTTTGTGTTTCAACTGCTGGAGGACCCAAACGAGGGTCTCTTTGGCCTTTGAAAATTTGTTCAGGACAGGTTCTTGTAACATCGCAGATAGGTAATTTACATTCAGGTTTATCCCAGTTGGCTGGGTCTTGGCAAGGATATCTAAATTGGTCGTGGCCACAGAACGCTAAGGTTAATGGTAATACCAATACAACAGAAGCCCAAAGAAATAATTTCTTATCACTCATTTATGCACCTAGAATTTTTAGAATTCTTGCTTTACGTGCTTTACGGTCTTCTATTCCAATAGTACCACCATTAATTATGTGTGTCATCTTGTCATCATCACCGGCATCAGCCCACTTGTTTAGGTTATTATTTTCCCAGAACCAACAGGCAGATTGTAACGCACCTTCAAAGGTTTGCATGTATTCAGATGCTTCTTCTGGTGTGATTGAGATACTGGCTGCGAACCAAAAGTAATTGTCTTTACCGGTAATTTGAATGGCACCACGGCCACAATATCTGTAACCATCACCAGACGCTTCATCGCCATTACCCATACGATTGGCATACATTCTGTTGGCAATCGCTTCCTGTTTATTGGGAAGACTTGCGTAATGGTTTGCTATCTCATCTGTCTCAAAGTGTGTAGGAAACAACTTACGTAAAGAAGCAGGTCTGTAATTTAGATTTTCTTTGAGAGCGGTAAAATCATTTGACTCATGTGTACATTGAGCCAAGAAAGAAGCAATACGTTGTGGTGTATTGATATCATAATCTGGCAATAATTGTGACAATACATCAAACCAATGATCCAAATATGGATTCTTAGGAATGATTTGTCGTAGTTGTTCTTTAGTTAATTCCATAATATTTTATTTATAGTTTAAATAGCGGAAGCTAACTGTACTGCACCCATTAAAATACTGTGATATTCTTGATTCTGTTCAAATTCTTCCAAGTTGGCATTGATTCTGTCTGTAATTTGCAAATCGTTAATCAATTCTTTAAATTCTTCAGCTGACATTTGGCCAGTCTGGTATGCATTTTGATATTGTTGTGCCAAATTGGCTGCTTCGTATAATGCGCTCATCTTGATTTACCTCCAATAGTTTTTTGTAGTTTTTCTGCGTTGAATGCTATAACACTCAATTTGGCTTTGCAATATACATCACCTGGTTTATCTTTCTTATATAGTTCATCAACAATTGTTAAAAAGTCTGATGTGACTTCAGCAATTCTCTCATTGTGTGGTATATATTGACTTGTATTTTTTAATTCTAATGCATCTCTATACAATGTTGTAACTTCATCTTTAGAGCAACTCATAAAAGTTGATTCTGTTCTAATTTTTGTAATCAATGTATATTCATGTGGATCATATGGTGAAGCAAAGATAATTTCTTTCACGGATGAACATGAGGTCAATAAAGTAAGTAACATTAAACATAAAATCTTTTTCATTTTTTAGCTCCATCAAATATTTTCTTTTGTACAGTATACCATTCTATCCAGCCATCTACTTTTGTAGAGCATTCATAGTATGTAGTATAATTAGTAGTAACAGTTTGAGCGACACCACTTAATTTAACATCTTCAACAACTTTTTGTAGTGGTGGACAAGGTGTAATGATTGATTGTGGTGCTTCCGGAAATGTAGGTATGACTGTAACAGGTGTTGTACAACCAACCAGCAATAATGACAATAATAGATATTTCATTTTGGTGGTACCTCAGCTGCATCATTATGTGCTTTGACAAATTCTTGTGGTATGACACATTGACTATCATACTTGGTGATTTCTCGGTCAATGTATTGTTTTATAACTTGGCCACGTTCATGTATTACTTTGGTTCTAGTAACAACCTTTGAATCAATCTTGGCTGTTTGTTCTTTTCCTTCTTTTTCCATTTGAGCCACTTTGTCTTTGGCTCTTTGCATCTCGGCAAGCAGTTCATGATTGCCAAAGATTAGACCTTCTAGGAATATGGAGATTGTGAGAACGGCTATGCCTATTGCTGTTGCTGGTAATGAATATAGTTTACCAACAAAGTTTGATAGAATGAGAATTGCAACACCAATAGCAAAAATACCATGTACTATTATTAAAGGTATCTGATTAAGTAACCATATTAACATTTTGTTTCTTTTCTATTTTAATCCACGTATTATGAAATTTATAACCTTCTTTTTCTTGGCAATAAACAGATATATCATCAAATTCGTTTTCTATATATCTTCGAATACTAGCATTATCTAAACCATTTACTTTCAACATCATTAGATTAGCAGTTATTTCAGATTCAACGGTGAGTCCGAATTTGCTTTCTAAAAAAGAAACTATCTCTTTAAAATCGGTCACTTTGGTGCTTTCCTACTTCCCATAGACATCATAATTGGATTGTGTTTTTTACGTTTTCTCATATCAACACCAGGTTCACCACCTTTGCCTCCAGTACCAGCGATTGCACCACCACCTACTACATTAGTTGGACCTGCAGCAACTGCACCACCTCCACCGCCACCACCGGCCATTTCATCTACGTATTGTTTAAATGATTTTATCTGCATTTCCACTTTCTCAAAGCTAATGCTTTTCTGGATGGTTCACCATTTGGTTTTTTCATAGGACCTTTCATGCCAGACATACGAGCACAAAATGATTTTCTACGCTTTGCTGCTTTACTTCCAGGTTTTACTTTACCTGTTACAGCTTTCTTCAATTTAGAACCTGGGTTTTCTCTACGATAAGATGCAATACCTTTTGCATTTAAACCACCAGTAGGACTCTTGCCTTCTTTTCTACGCCATGCAGCAGTTTCAAACAATTCTTCATCTGAAACATCTTCAAAGTCTTCCCAAATTTGTTCAGGATCAATTCTATTTACTTCTGCAATATCATTAATAACTTCTTCTAAAATATCAAACAATTCTTCCGGATTATATTCTTCATAAAATTCAACTGCTTCAACTTGTTCCGACCATCTTGCGGAACCTTTATGTTGAATAGAAATAATTGTTGAGTCAGGAGCATGTTTAGTTATCAATTCGTGTGCGTGTTTTTCAGTATCAGCTCTAACATTATATGTTTTGTCATCTGTCTTAACTCTATATTTTTGTTTGACTACTTCTCCTGGACCAAAATATTTGTCTTTCCAAGGATCATGGTAAGCTTCCATTTCAACTTCTTCTTTCATAGCTGTATTATGTGTCTGTACCAACCAATCAGTGGCGTCTTTTTTAGATTTATATAACTTTTTCATATCCCAATGTTTGGAATATGCTTTATATGGTGTTTTTTTATTGGAAGGAGATTTCATGATGTTACCAATATGATGGCCATTATGATGTACATTCATCACTCCTCCATCAGTAATTATTTTTGTGGCTTCATCCAATTCGACTTCTTCTTTAACTTTATCAAATGACTTATTTAATAATTTAGTTAAATCTTTAAGAACTTTCTTTTTAGTAGTTGGTTTTACGGTAGTGCCTTTGACACCAAGAGGATAATCAGCGGCACGACCTGGAGGAGTTTGAGATTTATCCATCTCATCTAGTTCAACTTCTTCAGGTACACAATTAGGTACTTTTCTACCATTTTTCATTTTCATACCAACAGCAGTATAACCTGTCCAACAAGCGCTCTTTAAATCACCTGTTGGTTTTTTTACTTCGTCTAAGTATTGTTTAAAGCTTTTCATAGATTTTTTAACACCTCTGCAACATTTAAATCTAATGGTATATCATAACCATTAATATTTTTACCGTTTATTCCATAAATCATTTTTGGCATAATGTTCAAGTAACATAAAAATGTTTTTAATATATCATAATCACGTTCATCTATTTTATAGAACAATACTCTTGCGTTTGCTTCTAAGCCAAAAACATTGTTCAATAAAATTATATGGTTTAATATCAATCTCTCTTTAAGTACTTTTGTAGTCTTGTATCTACGGAACAATCTTTTCAAATACTTTGTTCTTTTGATATCTCCTTCAAATTCTGACATGATACAATGCGGTGAATTATAGCATTTCACAGCATATAACATAAAATTGTCATCATTTAAATTATCAAACATTTAACAAAAAAGAGGTGACTCTCGCCACCCCTTTTAATTATATTACAGAATAGTAATTGTAGCGTTTGCAGATGTTGCTGAAACACCTTCATCAGCTGCGGTTACTTTTACACGGAATACATAAGCGTTTGCTGTAGCATTATATGGGTAAACAGACAATGTATTTGTTGTACCACCCAAATAACCAGTTGCAGTTGGAGTATTGTTTGCAACGTTTGTCCAACCTAATCCACCTGTATTACTATTCACTTGCCATTGATAAGTCAATGCTGCAGATGTATTACCAGTCAAAATTGGAGATACAGTAAAGATAGCAGAGTTGGCATTAGATGAACTGTGTGTAACAGTTTGAGATGTTGTGAAAGTTGTTACATCAATTGCAACGTTGGCGTAGAATTGACCATCACCGTCACCAATCACATTAGCCAAAGCAACCAAAACTTCATGTGTAACTCGACCCGCACGGCCACCAGAACCAGTTGTTCTTAGTATCCATCCTGAATGTGTTGGATGAGCTATGGCTTCAGCTGCACCAATTTCTTGGTTATCTACAGCATAAAGACCAACCGTTGCGTCTTGAATATACACATTAGGTGTAGTATTTCCATAAAGAAAAGCTACGTTTGCCGCTGTTGCTCTGGCGGCAGATGCTGCTACGCCAGCACCATAAGTAATTGTAGAGTTAACGGCCCAATGTGGTGCGTTAGCTGCGTTGTCGTTATTGCCCCAAGATGACATGTTATTCTCCTTTTAACCGTGGGTTATTCTATATTTATCTGTTATTATTTTTTGGATTTATCTTCTTCTTTTTTCTTGTCCTTGTCTTTATCCTTTGTAGGATCAGGTTGACCTGGACGTACTCTCATCATAGGGTCAATCTCAATAGTATCTCTACTTTGACCAGTCAATGTTGTACCGCCTGATAGAACCGCTGCGGCTTTAGGTTTGTTTTCGCCTTGAGAATCTTTCTTATCAGCCGCATCAAATTTAGGCTTTTTGCCATATGTAGCTACTGATTTATCTGCTTTTTCATGGTCATACAAATCTTCTTTCATCATCTTCTTATTTTTGTAGATAGATTTGATGAGTTCAGCAGATTTTGACATAGATTTTTTCTTTTCAGCCATAACATCAGGTGTTTGTGTTGCAGCTTTTGGATCTTCATACTTATCTTCAACACGTAATGATTTTTTCAGATTTGATATTGTTTTTGACATCTGTTTACCAGTAGCCTTCATTACGTTCATATGACGGTCTGTAGCTTTCTTGTGTTGACCAGCAGAAGTCAAAGAATCAGCGGACTTCTTGGCTTTTTCTTTGTAACGACCAAGTAATTCTGAAGAAACTTCATCTAAAGTATCACCTTCTAGTTCAACAGAATCACCCATGTAACGACCTTTACCATAACCCCTATCAGCTGTATCTGGTGCAGGCTTTGGTTCTTGGTAACCTTTTGATTTTAGTTTTTCTCCAGCTTTAACAATAGAAGTGATTCTAGAAGCTCTCTTTTTTGCATCTTTTTCACGACTGTCTGGTGTTGAAGGATGACGTAAAGGATCATCCTTCTGCATAGCAACTTTTAAAGCACGTGCATTGACATCTTGGCCAGCTTTCTTTTTATAACTAGCCAAAGTATTTACAGATACTTCATCCAAAGGCTCAGCAACATCTTCTCTCATATGAGCACGTTGCCATTGCAAGAAAGCATTAGATTTTGAATGTGCAATCTTCACATCTTTAGAAGCAAATTCTGGATTGATACCTCTTGATTTGAGGTATGCATCTAAACCTGGAGACTCAGCAATGTTTGCTTTTGCAGACCATGGATCAGAAGGATTGGTACCAAAAGTTGGTCTTACAGTCTTATTCTTAACGATGGCCTTTAACTTTTCTACTTTATTCATTTTAATTATTTCCTGGTGCTTTACCCATCATCTCATTTTTAACTCTCTGTAAAGCTTTATGAGCAATTGCTTTGGCATTAACTAAAGGCTTACTTTCGTTAGTAACAAAAGGATTATCACCTGTGCCTGAACCAGACTCTGGTCCTTTGAAAGCTTCAAATATAGTTTCTTCACCCATAGTCTTATCCGACATAATGACATTGTTTTTGGAAACTTTCATAACTTTTAAGTCTTGTTTCTTAGCCATATCTTTTGCCATCTCAATAGCTTCTTTGTCATGGTCAGCATTGTAAATCATTTTACCTTTCCACTCACCCGTCATAGGACAAGAAAAGTGTACTGTGTGAGTATGCATATGATGACCTTCAGTCAACTCAACTTCTTCTTTAGTTGGTTTTTTACCAGTTTGTGGCATACCCATTTTCTTTTGAAGGTTTTTACGCATAGCTTCATCGTCACCATGACCTAATTTTGATAGAACTTTACTACCAACTTTTTTCATGGTGTCCATCATACCTTCGTCCAAATCATCAACAGATTCCATCTTAACTGTGTTCTTTTGACCTTTGTGCATACTAGTATTGTGGTGACTTACTTCTTTTTTAGCTTCTTTGTCGGCAATTTTCTTTGCTTGTGATGGTGTTACACAATCAGCTTCTTCTGCACTTAATTTAACTTTAGTACTCTTATGTTCGTTACCATCATCAAAACCTTTTGGCATAGCAACACGACCACGTAACATATCAACTGTCTTTTTAGCTGGATCTATTTTTTCTTCTAATTCGTCCAATTCTTCTTTCATGGCTTGTTTTGTAGCAGTAGCATACATAACCGATTTCCAGTCTTTACCATATTTCTTTTTGAAGTAACTAGTTTTGTCTTTCATTGACATAACAATGTCTTCACGTTTTTTCATTTGTTTATCAGACATTTCTTTTTCTTGGAGTTGTTTCATCGACTCCAATAGTCTTTCTTTGAAAGATACTTCTTCTTTCTTCATTTTATCTTTTGGTTCATCGTGTTCTGGTTTATCTTTTTGTTTGCTGCCACCATAACGATGACCTTGCTTAACACCGGAACCACCAGATGGTTGCGGACCTGCCTTGTCTTTGACAGCCTTCATCATATCGTCCCAACCTTCTTCCATTTCAATGGCTTCTTTGTGTGACTTTGCAGTTACAGGATATTTTTTACCCTGAAATTCAAAGTGAGATTGGTTTGCTCTCTTAGCAGCATGTGCAGCTTTGTGAAAACCTGTTTCATCAACCTCAGCATCAGTAATCATTCTTTTTTTATCTTCCAGCACCATGTTAACGGCGTCAATCATAGATTTTGATACTTTGTTTTTTTCGAACATATTATTCTCCTGTTTTTTTCTTTTTCTTTTTGATTTCGTAGCCAATTAACTTCTTATCCAAATCACTATATGTCTTCATAGGTTCTTTATTACCAGAACCCCCAAGAACACCACCAACGCCAGAGTCAACAATACCTGGGTCATCTATGGACTCACCATAAGTTTGGTCTCCAAGGCCTGCAGGCAATCCACTTCTTGGTTCAAATTCACGGCCAACACCATCCGGTTTCATAACTTTGGCTGGTGAATTGATCCATCTAGACTTCTTTATTTTGTCTTTTTCTTTGTCCTTGGAGAAGTTGCTCTCTTTTGGCGGGGCGCTGATTTTGAGGCTGGGGCTGCTTTCGGCGTAGACTCCTGTTCCTGAACCAAAGGTGTAGGTTGTTCCGTTTGGATTTTTTCTTGGATTGGTGTTTCCTCTGATTTGGTCTGTGTCACTACCGATTCCTGCGTTACTGGGGGTAATGTCACTTGGGCCTCTGGCTGCGAGTTTGAAACTTGGGTTGTATTTGGCAACGGTTTTAGCCTGAATATGTCTAGAATCTTTTTTAACATTTTTGTCTTCCTTAAAGAGATAATTTTCACTTCTTAATTTATCACGGTTTTGTAACCATGACCCTGCTACGTCACTATACCATTTACTATCCAAAAATTGGCTAATGTTTTGGTATGTTTCAGTAATACTTTCTTCAATAGTATCATAAGAACCACTATTGTCAAAATACACAAACTTTTTAAAATTTTGTGAGAACGATTCTCTAATCTGTTGGGCTTGTAACCATTTATCTTGCCTTACAGATTCACTCATCATTCTTTTTAATTTTTCATTTCTCTCTTTACTAACCTCATTGTCAGTATCAACAAAAATCATTAATGTCTGATATCCTAAATCTTCTAATTCTTCCTTAATGTGTGATATTCTTTCACTATCATCTGCTGGTCCATTAATAATTAATGGTAGACGATGACGAATTGCTTCTCTACGTACATCATGAGTCTTTTCGGATAATTTCTGTTTATCAGCCAAATAATCAAAAGCTTGTACTGTATTTATTTCCACCATTTTTTGTTCAGCGATGGCTTCTCGGATTACGATATCCTTACCAGAACCAGGTCCACCAGTTACAAATACCGCTTTGAAAATACCACGATTGTAACTTTCATTTAAACCCATGCCATGACGTACATCGTGCATCAATTCTTTTGCATGTTCATCTGAAACGTGTGAGGGTACACCAGTTCTAAATGATGAAAAATCTTTATTCTTGGCATGTTCTCTCATCTTAGTACCGGACATACCTTCTGAACCTTCAGCATCAGGATCACGGTGACCAGCAGAAACGACCTCTATTTTTTTGTAGTTATAAGGTGCTTTACCAGATTTATCAGGCACTCCATTATATTTGTGTAACAAGTCGTGATATTCTTTAACACGGTCTGAACCCGCTACGACTACCAAATGGTCATGTCCTTTAGCATTCAATCTAGCTGCATGATGCATAATAGTTGGATGTTCTTTGGATGAAGCTTCAAACTTAGTACCGGGTGAATATCTTTTTAGGTGCTTTATTTTCTGTTCCGATGACAATGGATTCTTCTTGGAATCTTGTGAATGTGATACAACTATTGTATGTGCAGCACCACGTTTTTCCGCTTCTGAACGAACCTTATCTATCATCTTCAAATGACCAGTAGTAGGTGGATTCATACGGCCAAAGGCCATCACCACCGGCTTGTGTGTCTTTGATTCTTCTACTACTAACTGGAGAAACGATTTCATTTAGGGTTGTGCACCAATCTTCATGTTTGTTAAAGGACCATTGTTATGTTTAACTTGTAAACCGAATACTCTATGTCCATCAGCATGAACATTAATTTGGCCTTCGCCAGCTTTATGTAGTTCGATTTTTTTGGCCTTTTTAATTTTGTGATACATATCGTTATCTGAAGGATCTTCTGTGTGTGCTGAAGCTGGCTTCTTGCCATCACCACCAGTTCCATGTGTTTTTACATATGGTAAAGCGTGTGCTGTATTACCTTTTATGTAGGTTTTTAATAAATGATTTTTCAAATCTTTTTGACTCATTTGAGAATAACCTTCATGCAACTTATCACGTATTTCAGTATTAACTTTACGAGCATGTTCAGATGCTTTGTGGTATAGTTCATTATTACGATATTCTGGATTATCATTACCAGCAGCATCTTTCTTTTCACCAGCAACAGCTTTAGCTGCGGCTGATTTATTTGTACCTAGACCATTCTTTTTCATAAATTCTTGGTGGCGTTTTTCAGCATGACCCAACAAATCATGTCCAATTAAATTACCAATCTCTTTTGTTCCACCATTATGAAATCCAATTGCTTTTGCACCAGAAGATTTTAGAGAATTACCAAAATAATGATGTGCTGCTGATTCTGGTTTCTTTTTAAATTTTGCAACCAAGTCTGAAGGATTCTCTTGTTGTGTAGCTTTAATACCGGTATGTCTTTCGATATCGCCAGGTTTAGCAGTCAAATGAACTTTTTCAACCTGTTCATAGCCTCTTTGTTTGGCGTGTTCTAAGAATGATTTTGCTTGCTCGGGTGCTCTTGCTTCTTGAGTCTTAACTTCATTCGTTCCATACTTCTTATCATGAGCAGCCAACATAGATTTGTGATGGTCAGCCATCTGTTTGTGTTCTGCATCAATCCATTTATTACCATTTAAGTGATAAGCTACTCTAGCTTCATTGTAACTTCCACGATGAATGTTGATACCAGCAGAAGCTTTTTTGGCTGCAGCTTTACGTGCTTGTTCTTCATCGGATAGTACTTCTTTGGGTTTTCTAAGTTCTGTTATCATTCCTTCGTGTAATTTACCAGCGTAAATTAAATCGTGATGTGTTTTGAGTATGTCGATAACTTCATTATCAGTTTTTCCAACAAATGTGTGTGTTTCTTCACCTTCATCATTTTTTACATGATGCATATCACCTTCTTGGTGAACTTTGTACATTCCTCTGATTGGATGAAAAAAAGTATGTTTTGCAATTTTACCTTCAGATTCAAGTATTACTGTTAAAAACCTTTTCATTTTCTTACCTTTAACAAATTTGCTTTTGCGAATTCTTTACGATTAACTAATTTTGTTGGTTCATTTTCGTGGTTCACAACGAATCCTTCTGGATCAGTTGCTTTGCCATCGATGTGATGTTCTAGACCACCTGGATGTTGGTTTAAAACATTGACTAAAGTATCTTTAGCTTTCTGTAAATGATGATGCATTTTCAATATATTGTCATACTGTTCCTTGTTCTTATCAATGTGAGACATGTGGACTTTAGCTTCAGACGATTTACGAGATTGTGCAGCTGGTGTCTTTAACTTTGCGGAAGCCTTATTATACATGCCTTGTATATGATTTTTCAAGCCTTCAGCTGTAGGATTTTCATCGGTACGTACAGTATGATTGATATATGTTGCTAAACGGCCACCTTCTCCTTGATGCATCTCTGTAGCTTTGTACATTTTATTCTTATTTTTATCATGAATTTCTTTGGCTGCTGCCATGTGTTTATGAAATTCTTCTTGGTCGTGTGGAGAATAATGTACTTGTTTCGTATCGTGTTCAGCAGATTTGTGCCAAACGTCAGGATGAGAACTAAAGTTATGGTGGTCTGGATGTGGATCAGCTTTCATGGTCGCAATATTATCCCCATGATACTGTTGGTGGACAACAACACCAAACTTCGCTTTTCTTATTTTATCACCCCCATCACCTTTTGCAGTATATGTGATAGTGTTTGGGGTAAAAGAAACACCTTTTTTTGACTCATGTTTGGTGTCATGTTTGAACATAACATCACCTTGATATACACCATGTTTAGGTGTAACTTTAGGTAAATGTGTTAATCCGGCATGTAGAGCATCCACAAGACCTGGAGCGTGGCCGTGATTTTTTAATATGTCTGCGTGGTTGTAGTTAATTTTTGGAGTTTTATTGAATGCTGACTTTGAAGCAACAAAAAACTTACCAGTTTTAGGGTGATGGCCAAAAACAATTGATGGTGAACCATCATATTTCATTGTTAGATTGGAATTGTGTAGACCTTCTTTGGTGTGTTCGTGTGCCTGATTTAAAGCACCGACTGCATGTTCGTAACCTTTTTTACCATGCATTAATGGTCTATCTTCCGCATGATGAATATGCTTAAGCTGGCCACTAGACTCAGCTTCAGCTTCTTCTTTTAAGAAATTTAGAAAATAACCCATGAAAACCCTTTGATACGTAACACACTATGGTTACCGATAAC